GAGAGGATCAGAAAGATCAACCAACGCTGGCAGTATGCAAGTCTTATCGTTGCTGGTTGTCTTGGACTCATAGGTATGTACGCTATCTTCATGGTAGCTAGTGCAATGGCGGGAAGTTTTCATGCTACAAATTCTTGGTAAGATATTAGGTTCAGGTGATGTTGTTCAGAAGGGCTTACAGCTCATTGATGACATGCACACCTCAACCGAAGAAGAAATTCAGGCTAAGTCCAAAGCTAAGACAGACTTACTACAAGCCTACGCCCCGTTTAAAATCGCCCAGCGTTACTTGGCATTGATGTTTTCTGTTACTTTTTTAACAAGTTTTGTTTTAGTTCTAACAATGACTCTGCTCGGCGAAGGTGACATAGACGCAGTAAAGCAAGTTTTGGGTGACTTTTACATTGGCGAGATAATGCTAACGATTGTTTTCTTCTATTTCGGTGGCGGTGCATTTGAAGGCGCAATGAAGAGCCGGGTTAAATGAACTACTTCTCTGATGACGAGCTTCGCTGTAAGTGTGGATGCAATGAGTTAATTTTTGATTCTGCCGTTAGGGTTGCTCTTAATACAATACGGATGGAGTATGGTAAGCCAATGGTAGTGACATCGGGTTATCGATGTCCGAATCATCCGATTGAGATTAAGAAATCTAAGCCCGGCGAGCATACTACTGGTATGTGTGTAGACATAGGATGTTCTGGATTTGATGTGGTGGTGATAACAAACTTAGCAGTAAAGTATGGCGCAACAAGAATAGGCTGGAACCAAAAAGGTAGCGGCAGGTTTGTCCACTTAGGATGGTCAACCGATTATCCTAAAGGAACGTGGACGTACTAGGAGATTTGAATGAGTAAAGGTGGAAGCGGAAGCTCAATGACCCAAGCAGGCGGACAGTCTTCGTTTGGTGGACAGATGCCAATGCAGCAGCAGGGCTACCAGTCTCCGTTTGGTAACCAAAGCTACAGATCTCAACCTAGTCAGCCTGCCTTTAATAATTACTCGTATCAGCAGCCGGGTCAGTTTGGCGGCCAAATAATGAACCAGTCTATGCGCTCACCCGGCAGCAAAGGAGGTTATTCTGCCCCTGTAATGCAGCAACCAATGCGTTCTCCGGGTGGCAAAGGGGGCTATCAGCCACCTATGCGCCAACAAATGCCGTCTCCGGGTGGTAAGGGTAGAAGTTACCAGAGTCAACAAATTCCTTCTGGGTATGGTCAGTCAACATTTAATCCCGGCCAGTTTGGTGGTTACGGTCAGCCATCAAACATGTTTTCTTTTAGTAGTCCTCATTATCAACCATATGTACCTCCAGTATATGAACCGCCACCTCCGCCACCGCCACCATATAGGGGTGACGACCCAAGAGGCTCTGGTGTAACAAGCTCACCGCCGTCTACCGGAAGCAAAGGGGGAACTCAGAGACCTATGCCGGATTATTCTTCATCAGGCGTTACTGGGTATCAGCCATCATTTGGTGCAAAAGGAGGATCTCAGCCATCATTTGGTGGAAAGGGTGGCTATTACCAGAATGCGGAACAGCCACCGCAAGCGGGCGAGACAGTGCAGCAACCTGTTCAACAGCCCCCAGAAGAACGCGTATTCACTCCGCCGCCATTTGGTAACAATCCACCACCGCCTCCTGATTATGGATTTACACCACCGAGAGACGAACCTATATCTGCACCACTGCCTAGTTTTTCGGGCATAAATCAAGATTTCAATGCAGATTTTATCACGAGCATGCCTAAACCGTTTATGCCTCAAACATATGACAGAGCAGAACCAGATTTGTTTATGCCTGAGTTAATACACGATGCTCCAGTCAGCTTTGGAAGTAAATATTCTAAAGCACCTGCTCAACCTGCTGTAGAGCCATCTATCACGCGTGGTAATAATCGTCCAGTAAACCCTTTGCGGTCTGAATTTACGCCACCTACACAGCCACCAGCCCCTGTTAACAACCAAACCCTTACACCTGTAATGCCCAAGCCTACACCGCCCTCTATGGAAGCACCTGTGTTTCCTTCAGTTGGTGGTATAGGTGGTGGTCAACCATTTGGCATTGGTTCTTTAATAGTACCATCGGGACTACCCGAGCAGTCAGAAAGCTTTACACCACCAAAGAATCCGCTAGATATTCTTTTGGCGGAACGTGGCTTTCAGGTGCCGAAAAGAAATCTTTATAGCACACAGGATCATAGAATGCACGGAATAGATCCAGTAACAGGTCAGATGCGTTTTGGCGGCAGTAGTAACACAGAATACTATAGAAAGTTGGACGAAATGTACGCGCAAAACCCAGAGGCTTTAGAAATTGCAAAGCAGTATCACGCCGATCACGCCGATCAATTAAAAAAGGCAAAAGAAGGCGCACAAGGTGGAATGTTCGATCTTCTAGCTCCAATAAAGCAAATTAATTATTCTCCAAAGCAACCTGTGCCGCAAAGAGATATGAATATGGGTCTGGGAAGCTTTAACAGTCCTATTGGTAGGTTGAGGTAAGACATACAATGCCATTAGCAAAAATTCAGTTTAATCCCGGAGTCAACAAAGATGGCACGGAATACACTGCTGGTGCTGGTTGGTTTGACTCTGATAAGATTCGCTTTAGACAAGGTCGCCCTGAAAAAATAGGTGGCTGGCAAAAATTTAACCTTGATTTTTTTCTAGGGGTTTGCCGTTCGCTTCATGACTGGTCATCTTTAGAATCAATTAACTACATAGGTCTTGGAACAAACCTTAAGTTTTATGTTTCCGAGGGTGCTTCTTTTAATGATGTAACCCCTATACGCTCGACAACATCGGCGGGCGATGTAACGTTTTCTGCAACAGATGGGTCATCGACTATCACTGTATCTGACACAGCGCACGGTGCGGTAGTGGGTGACTTTGTTACTTTTTCTGCTGCGGTAACACTTGGCGGTAACATAACATCTACTGTTTTAAATCAAGAGTATCAGATTGCTTCTGTTCCCACTGTGGACAGCTATACCATTGTGGCAAAAGACACAGATGGGTCAGAGGTTTTTGCAAACTCCAGCGACACAAATAACGGTGGTGCCTCTACGGTTGGTGAATATCAAATCAACACGGGCTTAAATACTTTTGTTGATGGAACCGGCTGGGGTTCTGGTTCATGGGGTTTTGGTACATGGGGTAGTGCATCAGCGGTTTCTGCGGCAGGACAGCTTAGACTATACAGCCAAGATAACTTTGGTGAAGACTTAATTTTTAATCCTCGTGGTGGTGGTATTTACTATTGGGATGAATCAAGCGGAACAGGAACAAGGGCTGTTAATATTACAGATCTTGCTGGCGCTTCAAACGCTCCTACAGTTGCTCTTCAGGTTATGGTGTCCGATACCGACCAGCATGTAATTGCCTTTGGCTCCAACCCTATTGGTTCGTCAAACATAGACCCATTGTTTGTAAGGTTCTCTGATCAGCAGAATGCAGCAGATTGGACTCCAACGGCAACTAACACAGCCGGTGGTGTTAGGATTAACTCTGGCTCTCAGATAATTGGTGCCATTCAGGCAAGACAAGAAATACTAATTTGGACAGATGTTAGCCTGCACTCAATGAGATTTGTTGGATCTCCGTTTGTATTTGAGTTTACACGACTCAGTTCAGATGTATCAATGATATCACCCAACGCGGCGGTGAATGCTCGCGGATCGATATACTTTATGGATAGAGGTAACTTCTACGTTTACAACGGCTCGGTTCAGCCACTGCCGTGCCCAGTAAAATCGTACGTTTTCTCAAACCTAAATCAAGATCAAGCCTTTAAGGTTTTTGCTGCAGAAAACAATGCGTTTAATGAGGTCATTTGGTTTTATGCAATTGGAGAAGGAGACACCGAGATCACCAACTATGTATCATATAACTATGCAGAGAATGTGTGGGCAGTTGGTACATTATCTCGGGGCGCATGGCTTGGGTCTGGGACCAAAAAACCTATTGCGACCACAGCATTAAATGGTGGCAACAACTATCTCTACGAGCACGAGGTTGGTTTTGATGATGATGGTAATCCAATGACGGCATACATTGAGTCTGGTGATGTTGAGCTTGGAGATGGTGAATTTTTTATGTACATGAATAGAATTATTCCTGACTTTGCATTTAGCGGTGATACCGGAAGTGCAGAGGCAAATTTAATTATAAAGGGGTCTAACTTCCCATTAGAAACTTTATCTACATTATCAACCTCTACGGTAACGCCAACATCAACGCAGTCTTTTGTTAGGAGTCGCGCTCGTCAAGCGGTGGTTCGCATAGAGAGCAATGGCTCAGGCTATGGCTGGCGGTTAGGTGATTTAAGATTTGAAATGAAACCGGACGGTAGAAGATGACAAGTAGACGTAACACACCAATGCCTCTAGCAAAGCAAGAGTATGAATATGAAAACGAAGCTATCTTCCGGCGGACACTAGAGTTTACCTTTCAGACTTTTGAAAATGATGTTCAGTTAGCAAAAACTCAAGGTGACAAAGATGGCTCTCTAGCAATGCGGCGATTCCAGTTTTTATTAATGGGTGCCTCATGACAGATGCTATCAAAGTTTTAGGTCAGGTAGATGTAGACGCAACAACTACCACAGTTTTATACACCACCCCGAACCTAACTCAGACAACTGTCAGCTCCCTTGTTGTTTGTAACAGAGGTGCAGCTGGTGGAACCTTTAGGGTGAGCATCCATGTTGACAATGAGTCAGCGGATGACAAGCAGTATTTATTTTTTGATGAAGCGCTTGCGGCAAAGACAACAAGAACTGTAGTGATTGGCATCTGCTTAGGGCAGAATGACGTTATTAAAGTTTATGCAAGCTCAACAGACTTTTCGTTTAACCTCTTCGGAGTGGAGACAAGCTAATGATGTACCCAAACCAACAGCCGCCAATGCAAGGCATGGCAAATCAAATGGCCCAGCATGGACGCTATGGCGACAGCATGCTGGTACACATGAATCCAATAGAGGTGCAAGGTCTAGCGTCTTTATCTCCCACGGGTTCTCTTACCGTAAACCCAGTTACGGGACAGCCGGAAGCATTCCTTCCTTTCCTAGCGCCATTGCTAGGTAGTTTCTTGGGGACTACTTTTTTACCGGCAGCAATTCCTGCTCTTGCAGGAAAGGCTGCCTTAACTGGCGCTATAGGGTCTGGTCTTGCTACCGCCGCTGCAACTGGGGACTTGAAACAAGGCATCCTTAGTGGGCTTACAGGTTACGGGCTGGGGAGTGCGCTAGGAGCTGCTGGTGATATGTTAAACCCACAGATTGCCGGGGCGGAGCAGGCTCTTGCAGGCGTTGGCGAGCAGGCAGCAACAGCAGCATCAGATCTTGCTTTATCTGAGGTCGGTTTAAATCAGGCCATAAATCAAGCGTCTCAGACTGGTACGCCTTTTCAGTTAGCGTCAAAAACTCCAATTGGTGAAGCATTTAGTCCGGTTGCTCAACCAATCGCACCCAGTAAGATTGTTAAACTAAGCGACTTTAGCGCAACCCCTCAGATGAGTCCAGCATTGACCCAAGCTCAAGGTTTGGCTGAAACAGCTGGACAAACAGTATCTCAGCAGCAAGCCGGACTTGCCAGCTTGCAAGGCCAACAGACCGCACTGCAAAGTCAAATTGACACAGCTCGACAAGCAATGACTCCGATGGATAGATTGACTGCACCATTCAAGCAGCCCGGCGCTTTTGGATCTGCAATGATGTCTCCTAGCACTCTTGTTCCAATAGCATTGGGTGAGGGCAAAAGAGAAGAGCTTCGCATGCAAGATGAGATGGATTCTCTTGGTCGGCAAGAAAAAAGAAAAAGACAAGAAGATTTAGAGCGGAGTCGCCAGCAAATGTTTGGGGGCTTTGGTCAAGTGAGCAAGGATTACAATTACTCAGGATACGAAGTTC